CTCGGCTTATGCCGTTGCAGATAGTTCTCGAAATGCGTATGTATACGCAAGGTCGGAATCTATCGGCGGTGTTGACGTCTTTCTGTCGTCAGCCATTGCCCGCACCCACATGACTGAGGGTCGGCTTACCTTCTCACGAAGACTAGTCGGTAAATCTTTAGTCATAAGAGTCACACAACTAATGAGTGTTGATAGAGGTGTTTCCCCATCCATCGCCCATTCTAGGAATCCCTTCCTAGTAGAAACGATATGAGGTATACCAATCTCTGCATTCCGATCACGTAGTAACTTCAAGAAAGGCTCAAGAGCTATTCTGAGAAGTCTACGGTCAACAATGTTGTTTGTCGCCTGGGACACGTCGTCATCAGAAATGTTAACGACCACCCTATAGGCTTCAAATGCTCGATACGCTAAGTATCTACGGAAAGTATTGGAACTTCCCCGTAATACTCCAGCTAGAGCTGTGTGACCCGGTTTCCCGAAGCCACCCAGATAAACTGGAACTTCTAGAAGCTGTTCAAGAATATTGGCCTCCTTCGGCCAGTAGTCACTGAAAATCTTTTTCAGTGTCTTAGCAGAAAGGACTCTTCCGAACCTATTTCTAATCTCGCTATAGAGTAAAGGGACTTGTGTCCAATTACCTAATGCGGATTTGTAGATTCGTAGAGAAGAGGGAGTAATGTCCTTACCATTAATAAAGTATGCCTTGGCAAACTCTGCAATGATAAGGTCCCTAGATTGGGAGATTCTTGACTTAGTCAAGTTGATCTTCCCGCCAATACTACCCATGATAATTTTGTACTTATCACCGGCAGCCTTGTCAAAAATAACCATGTCATCTCCAATGATGGCATAGAAGTTTCGACCTGGTCTTCCATGAGCTAACTCGTAGGCGTGATTCACCACACAATGGTGAAGTAGAGCAAACGAGACAAAAGATGAGTAGAAACCCATCGGTTGTCCGACAGAATACTTGACTACACCTTCTTTTCCAGAAGGGAGTACATAGTGAAACTGTCTGTCACTGAGTAACCTGAGCCACGAGGCTCCAAGGTTACCTGGTAGAACTCGATCAATGATCATTGCCTGTAAATCAATAGGCAACCGATCGGTAGCATTAGAAAGGTCAAAAGAAGCAGACCACTTCGCAGTGGCGGTCTTCTGTCTGACCCACTCTTTTCCACCCTCCTGATCAAAAGTCCAGTCACCTGGGATTGATCGGAGAATCTCCGCAATGGAGTCGTGGATTGGCTTTAGAGTCGACTGGGAGATATAATCTCCCTGTGCGATTACTCGTATCTTACCTGATTTTTCAGGTAAGAAGACAACGCGACCAGATTTGTATTTAGTGTCTGACGACCTAAATACATCTGTAATGGATTCGACATCATCAGAAGCTTTTATGCTCCTGTTAGTCTGTGTTATCCGCTCCACAAGTTCCTTATTATGGGACATGATCCCTTCTTGATGAAGGGCTATACTATCCTTATGGATAGATAGTATGGAGATGCCGTTAGGCCCTTTTGTAAAAATAGGGACTGATCCGATCTCAACCTTGAGGTTTGGTACGCGGTACCGATCTGATGCTTCCATTATACCCTCATAGAAGGGTTTAGTGGGATCTGCATCGGACTCCATTGTTATTGGAGATAACGCATTGATGCAATTATCATCATCCAGATTAGCGAGAAACAAATCGCTATATCTAAGGAGGGTTAGTCCCATCTTAGGGTTTTGTTTAACCCAAG